CTAGGCTCTTTTAGTTTGCATCCCCGTTTGCATCCCCGTATCCCCCTTCCCTCTCGGCGCCGCGGCTGCCTGCGCCATGAATTCCGGGGCGTGATGGCCGTAGACCTGCTGGACAGTCTGTGGGCTCATGCCGACGAATCCGCCCACCTGCCAAACGTCCAAGCCATCCCGCAGGAGCCACGTCACGCAGGTGTGACGGAGCGTGTGCGGGTGCACATCGGGACGCTTGATGTCCGAGGCCGCCGTGGCGAACCCCTTCTTGACGTCGCCGACCGGCTTTCCGTCGCACTCCACCACGAACTGGCGGGTGATCCGGCGAGCGATGCGGAGCCAGGGCAGAAGCCTTGGCGCGATGGGGACGCGAGCGCGGCGCTTCTTCGTCTGGACGCGGCCGATCGGATTGAAGTCGATGAACCCGCGGTCCAGGTCGACGTAGCCGCCTTCCGTGTTCGGCTGCCACTGAAGCCCAAGGATCGCCTCCTTGCGCGCTCCGTGGTAGAGGCCGATCAAGATGAACATCGGCAGATGCATGTTGATGTGCATCTCCCCTTCGGCATCCTTCCACCGCCACCTCCGACGCCATGCCGCCCACAGCAGCTTGGCAGCATCGGAGCGGGTGAGAAACGCCTGCTCGTCCTTCGGCACCGGCGGCAGAACAACGATGCCGCCCTGCGTCAGGTAGCCCTCGGTCACGCACCAATTCATCGCTGCGGCCAGGGTGCCCAGCTCGCGCCGTAGCGTGGCGGGGGCTCGGGCCTTGTTCTCGGCGGCATAGCGGCGGCAGGCCCCGGCAGTGATGCTGGATACTGGCGTGTCGCCCCACCACGCGATCAGGTTCCGAATCGCGTAACGGATACGCTCCGGGTCGGCCGCGTGCGGAGAATGCCCCTCGTAATACTGCATGAGCATGCCAGTCACGGTCAGGTCGCCCGGAGAGGCAGGACCGTTGCTTTGTGGTCCTGGTTCGTCGGAACGGGATCGCTCGCCGAGGAAGTCCGCGAAGACCTGCTGGGCTTGCTCAATATCTGCAGTGCCTGTTGAGCGCTCACGTTTCGTCCCACATTCATACCAACGGATGAAGTAGACGTACTGCTTGAATCTGGTTTTGGGGGTAGCCCCGTATTTGCTGTCGGGACCGTAGAGGACGAGCCTCGGTCCCGTGTTGGCTCTTGGCATTTGTCACCTGTCATCTTGTAGCGCTCCAGGTCGGTTCGGAGAACCAGGAGCGTGCGGCCAAACCGTCGCGCGGGCAATACCCCCTTGTTGATCGCCGCGCGGATTGTGGCCGGCTTTACAGCGCCGCCGGGGTGGATAGCTTTGGCGGCCTCGGCAACGGTGAGGAGGTCATCTCCCGCCTCGGCGCTCATGACAGCAAGGCCTCCATGTCCTCTTCTTCCTCCAGCCGGGCGCGCAACGTGGCGGCCAGCCGGGCGAGCGTTTCAGTCGCCGCGGTCTCACGGATCATCTCGCGCTCTTCGTGAAGGGCGACGGCGAAGGGGCCTTCCCGATCGATCCCGCTCGACAGGAGCCAACCGGCCGGGAGCGGCTTGCCTGCGGCATCCAGAGTTTCCGTGTAGGCCGCCGGGAGCCACACGGTGCCCTTCTTGGCGCCCTGCGGGCGCAAGTCTGGGCCGAACTTCTCGAAGGCGAAGCGGCTGGCGGCGTCTCCGTCGCCCAGCGCATAGGCCACGATGCGGCTGAGTTTCAGCCCGCCGGCCTGGGCGGCCAGCACGGCATCAAGGGCTTCACGAAGCGTGGTCATGCCAGCAGGGCCTCCAGTTCGGCGTCCAGATCCGCGAGGTTCTTGACGGCTTGGCGGAAATAGCTGTCCTTCAGTTCGAACCCGATCCCGCGGCGGCCCATGTTGGCCGCGCACCACACCTCGGACCCGATGCCCGCGAAGGGTGTGAGCACCACGTCGCCCGGATTGCTCCAGAGGTCGATGCACCGCTCGATCACGTCGAGCTGGAGGGGCGAGATGTGCTGTTCGTCCTTCTCGTCGCGGGCCGACCGGTACTGCAGGGTCCGCGTCTGCCGGATATCGGTCCAGACGGGCGAGGCGTAGCGCTGCCAGATCAGAATGGAGCGCCACGTCTCGAAGGGCCAAACCGCCCTCTCCTCGGCGCGCAGCTTGGCGGCGTGCGCCTCCCAGGCCGCATAGGACACGTCCAGCTCCTCGTCGCCCACCCATGCATCGAGCATGCCGCTGATCGGCTCCAGGTTGTCGCCGGGCTTGCGGAAGGTGACCACGTAGTCCGGCAGCCCCTGGCCGCTGATCGCGCTGTCCTTGCAGAGCTGCTTGTGCAGGAGGCGGATGGACTTGGTGCGCTGCTGGGCAACGACGGGGTCTTTCCAGATGCAGACCTCGCTGTGCATGATCCAGCCGGCGGCCTGATAGGTCCGCACCACATCGCCCCGGAAGTCCCGCATGCCGATGAAGCCATCGCGGGCCTTCGAGGTCGGGAGCTGCATGACGTGGACGCTGTGCAGCCGGCCCGGCATCGTGACGCGGAACAGCTCCCGAATCAGGAAGCCGTAGTGTTCCCAGAACAGCGCGCCCTCGCCGTTCGAGATGTCCCGGTCCGAGTTGCTGAACTTGTAGAGCCCTTCGAACGGCGGGGAGTGGATGCCGAAGTGGATGCTGTTGTCCGGGATGGCCCGGATCAACTCGCAGGCGTCGCCGTGATACAGCGCGTAGCTGTCCGTCACGACTTGGTTGAGGGCTTTGATGGCGGAGTGCATCAGGCATCTCCTGCGGAGAGCGGCGCCCTGAACGCCACTTCGGCAAGACGCCGAAGCGACTTGACGGCGCCGTCGCGCGAACCCGCGCCGGTGCTCGACTGCGCAGGTTCGCTCCCGCCAGCGTGAAAGAAGTAGGCCTTCGCCTCTTCAGTGAGCGAAACACTCCATCGGTCCTTGCCGGCCCGCCGGCGGTGACACGCGTCCACGTACGCGTGGGCCAGAAGCAAGGCGGCACGACTGGTTTCGAACCACAGGCATGTGCCGCGCAGCGCAATCACCCCGCCGTGCACAGAGGCCGACACGGCATCGGACGGTTCAGTCATCTCACGATAGACGCGCTGCTCGACCGTTGAGGACGCGGTGTCGAACTCCGCTCTACTCGCCAGCACGTATTCGGCGAAGGTGAGCCCATGAGACCCAGCAAAACCAAGACGGTCATTCACGACCCGGCGCAAAGCCCCCGCCAGCTCATTCGCCACGGCGACCCGCGCGAAATGACTTCCGCCAAGCGCTTCTACCATCGCGTCAAGACGAGCCTGCATGCCTTCGAAGCCCTGAGGAAAATTGCTCATCACGCAGCCTCATTCATCAGCCAGCCCGGCAGACGCACAGGCTGGAGGGGTTGGTAATCGCCGCGATCACGGGACGCGGCGCGGATCGTGTCGGAGGACAGGGCGGCCATATGGGCCACCATCATCTCGGCCATGCGGTCGGCGTCGGCTTCCTTGCGCGCCAAGTTCTCGACCACGGCGCCCTCGACGTCCGCGGCGATCAGGTGCGCCGTCACGGGCCGGGTTTGGCCGAAGCGCCAGAACCGCCGGATGGCCTGGTAGAGCTGTTCGAAGCTGTCGTTCAGCCCGACGAAGCCGGTATCGGCGCAGTGCTGCCAGTTCATGCCGAAGCCGCAGATGGACGGCTTGGTGATGAGGTGCCGAATCCGGCCCTGGCTGAAGTCGATGAGCTTCCGTTCCTTCACGCTCTCAGGGTCGGAGCCACGAACCTCGACGGCGCCGGGGATCGCGGCGGCCAGGGCGGCGCTTTCGTCGTTCAGATTGCACCACCAGACGAACGGCCGGTCACCCGGCGTGATCGCCGCGGCCTTGGCAACGCGCGCCTCCAGCGTGTCCCGCCGGGCAGCCAGCCGCTCGCGCAAGGTCCGCGCAATCGCACCGCCCGTCTCGACAGTGTGCTGAACCTGCCGCAGCTCGGGCAGCCGGTACGCCCCGTCCGGGTAGCCCAGGTCGGACGGCTTGCGGAGCATGGCGGCCCATGAGCACATCCAGCGCCAGAACTCCGATTCGGCATGGCCCTTCAGGCGCCATTTCTGGGTGTCGCCGCCGTCGTGCACGAAGAACGTGGCGAGCATGTTGTGGTAGGGCATGACGCCGAGGAATTCGGCATGGTTGCCCAGTTCCATGAAGTCGTTGGGCGCGGGCGTCGCCGTGGCCGCGAGCCGGTATGGGATGCGGCGGCACGCCTCGATGAGCTGGTTCCGGTAGTGGCCGGCGAAGCTCTTCAGGATGCTGCTCTCGTCCAGAACCACGCCGCCGAAGTGGCTCAGATCGAAATGCTCGAGCTTCTGGTAGTTCGTGACGTTGACACCAGGAGCCACCTCGGACTGGTTGGCAACCTGCCACGCGGGCAGATCGAACTTCGCGGCCTCGCGCACCATTTGCGCGGCGACGGCCAGCGGAGTGAAGACCAGCACGTCGCGACCCGTCGCCTCATGCACGGCGTTCGCCCAGGTCAGTTCCATGAGCGACTTGCCCAGGCCGGTCCCGGCGAACAGAGCGGCGCGCCCGCGACGGAGCGCCCAGCGCACAAGGTCGCGCTGGTGCGGCATCAGCACGTCCGGCAGGTCCGGGATCTCGGCGAGACCCGTCGGCGGGTCCACGATGGCCTTACGGCGCAGAAAGTCGGCGTAGGCGTCCATCAAAAGAAGTCCTCCGGGGCGGAGTGGTGCGCGCTTGTCGCACCAGCCGGCAGCGGGCGCTCATGGCCGCGCCGAACGGGACGAGATTGGGTGGAGCAGAACGCCTCCAGGGCGTCGGCGAGGGCGGAGGGGGAGCGGGCCTGCCCGGCGAGATGCAGCGCGGCGGCCTTCCACAGCGCCAGCAGCGTCTCGCTCACGAGTTGCCCCTCCAGGGCGAACACAGCGGCGCGCAGGCGCTCGGCCGCGGTCGCCGGGTCCGGGAAGGGCTTGCCGACGTAGAGGCCCGCCGCGATGATGAGTTCAGTTTCGGGGGACAGGCGGCGCGGGGCGTCCATGGCTTCACCGATGGGCGAACCAGACGCGGCGCACTTCGGCCGCGTACTGGGTGTTCAGTTGAATGGCGGCCTCAACGGTGCAAAGCACGTCCGACCAGATGATCCGCCGGCGAGGATGCTTCCGCTTGTGCCCAAGGGCGCCCAGGGCCTCCTCGTACACGGCGCCCGCGGTCTTCGGCGTGCTGGTCATGTAGTTAAAGGCGAGGAGCTTGGCGTCTTCTGGGGACATGGCGGCACCAAGGGAAAAAGAGTGGGGCGACGGAACGCCCCACGAGGCGGGAGGAACTAAGAAAGCATCTCGTCAATCAGGGCTTCTTCGTAGAGTTCACGAAGGGCGTCCTGTTCTTCGCGATCCGCTTTGTCCATCTTCCGGCGCCGTACGACTTGCCGGATAATCTTCGTGTCGAAGCCGGTACCCTTGGCCTCGGCGTAAATCTCCTTGATGTCCTCCTGGAGGCCGCGCTTCTCCTCCTCCAATCGCTCAATGCGCTGGACGAAGGACCGCAGGCGATCAGCGGCGATACCGCCTACATCAGCGCCCGAGTTGTGCCCGATGCCCGGCCCGGCCATGACGGCCTCCCTTACGCCAAGAGGTCGTCGAGGTCGTCGCCGGACGAGCCGCCGCTGTCCACGGCGTCGAACTCGTCATCGGCGGACGCACCGCCGCCCAGCCGTTCGCCGTCCGCGATCTTCTGGACGTTGCCCAGGCCGAAGCTGAACCCCTTGTTGCCCTTGTTCTCGTAATAATAGGGCTTCTCCAGGGTCGCGCGGACGTAGCAGCCCGAGTAGCACTCCTCCTCGGTGAGGTCTTCCTTGCGGCGCCCGATGACCTGGGGCTTGAACTTCGTCTTGACGTTCAGATAGATCGCGCCCTCTTCGTACCCGCTGTACTTGGCGGCCTTCTTGTCCGCCTTCTGGAACGGGTTGCGGTAGTCGGCGGGGTCCGCGTTCTTGGTCTTCTTGAACGTCTCGTCCCGGACTTCCTTATAGGCCTCCAGCAGCGCGCGGAATTCCGGGGTGGCCTGGGCCTCCTTGTCGAAGACCAGCGTGCACGAGAACATCAGCTTGCCGCTGTCGTTGGGCTTGGCCGTGAACAGGTCGGCCGCCCAGAGCAGGCGGGCCTTTGGGGTGAGGATGCGCTTCTTATCGGACATGACTTTGGTTCCTTTGGTCGCTTAGTCGGTGATGGCGTCGAACTCGCTGGCGGCGGTGCCAGCCCCGGCGATCGCCTGACGGGGGTCTTCGTCGCGGGCCAGCGTCGGGGCGGCCCGCGGGGTGATGGTGAGCCCGGCGAGTTTGGACTTGGCTTCCTTGGCGAAGCCCTTGATGCCCTGCGCCTTGAGCTTGGCGCCCACAGCCTTCTCGGCCTCGGCGGGTGAAATCACCTTGCGCGGGGCGTAGTCGTCGTCGGCCAGCCCCAGCTCGTTCAGGACGATCGCGGCCTCCACCTCGTCCGCCCACTTCCGGCGCCCGAGGCCCTGCACCAGCTTGTAGCCGGGCAACGAGCCGCCGGAGTTCAGCAGCCCGAAGGCGTGGGCGCGCACGGCTTTGAGCCACGTCTCCAGGATGTCCGCTCGATCCAGCACGAACGCCAAGCGCTCGGGGGACAGGGTGGACGGGTCGGGCACGGTGGGTTCCGCGTCGACGGGAAGCTCCTCGAACTCGGCGACGGCGAGCGCCTTGCTCTGGTGCTCCAGCTCGGGGCAGAGGTGCGCCGCGGGGCAGAACCCGCAGTGCCCGCCGGCGGCGAGCTTGGGGGTCTGCACGGTCGTGGATTCCGCCGCGTCGAGGAGGTCACTGGACCATTCCACGAGGTCCAGCACGTCCACGCGCTCCCAACGGATCTTGCCGTCCTTGTGGAAGGCGCGAGGCTGGACGACGTAGAGATGCACGTATTCGGGCTGCACCCCTTCGCCGGCCAGCGTCTCCAGGGCGCCGAGGGCGTAGTAGCGGAGCTGGGTGTTGCCGCGCACCTCGACCGGGACGCCCTTGCCGTGCTTGTAGTCGGCGACGTAGAGCCACTTCAGCTCGGGCTTCCAGATCAGGATGTCGCAGGTGCCGAACATCGCGACGTCCGCCGCCGCGAGGGCCGGACGGGCGTGAGCCAGCGGCGTGAGGTCGAAGCGGCGTTCCAGATACAGGACGTCGCCCGCCTCCATGTTGCCGCGCACCCAGTCGATGGCGGTTTGCACGGCCTCGGCCATCTCCTCGTCCACCTCGAATCCCTCGGGGAACTCGGTGCACTTGCCGAAATGGCGGCCGGTCATCTCGATCGCGTCGTGCCCGCCGGACAGACACAGCTCCAGGGCCTCGTGAGCCGCCGTGCCCTCAGCCGCGTACTGGCTGGAGGTGTTCGGGATGCCATGCGACAGGGCCACGGAGCCGGGGCACGCCATCCAGCGATACGCCCCCGAGGCGCCGAGCGTGGCGTGCGCCCGCACGCTGTGCCCGGCGTCGGGGGGCGCGGCGCCCCCCTCGCACAGGACGGCCATCAGATCGGCTTGCCGGCCAGGACGGCCATCAGCTCGCCGAACTGCTCCGGCTTGATCTCGCTGGACTTGCCGACCTTCAGGTGATTGAGGACGGCGCGCGTCGCCGCGGAGCCGGCCTTGATCGCCCAGTCGCGGAACGCCTTGTTGATCTGGTCCTGGGTGTAGGTGGTGGAGTAGCAGGCGTCCCACGGGTTCTTGGGCGCTTCGGGCTCCGCCGGGGTGTCGTCCAGCATCGCCAGCACGTCGTCTTCATCGGTCGGCGCCGGGGCGGGCTCCGGCGTCGCGGCGGCGGGCTGGCCGGTGGTGTTCTTGGCGGCTTCCGCGGCGGCGTTGTCCGCTTCGATCTCGGCCTTCGTGCGGCGCTTGCGCTTGTTGGCCGGCTCGTCCTCGCCGGCGGCCTGGGCGTCCATGGCGGACGTCAGGGCAGTGGTGCCGAAGAGCGCCCCGTGCAGAGCGGCGACGGTGGCGCGGAGGACCGGAACGTCATCCGGGCCGGTGAGGGTCATGTTCAGCATGATTTTCAGGCTCACTTTTGCGGGTTGCAGGGTGGGTTTCAGAGGCGCCGCGAGCGTCCAGCGGATCTGCTGGAAGGGACTCGCGTCTTCCCACGGGAGCGGTTCGTCCATCGGGTCCAGGCCAGCGGCGTTCAGCCGGGCGCAGTAGGCGTCATCGATGAGCCGCACCGCCGTGGTGCGGAAGTCCGAGGGGGCGGCGAGCAGCCAGGGCTTGCCCGCCACGAGGTCCGGCCACGCCTCGACGGGCTCCGCGCCCAGGTCGCTCATGAGGTCCAGCAGCCGCTTGCCGTCCTCGGTCTCCGCCAGGGTGGCGAGCGTCCGCTCGCGCTCCTCCTGGGCGATCCGGGCAAGCGCCCGCGCCTGACGGCGCTGTTTGTCGAGGCGTTCCTTGTTCACGACAGCATCGCCGCCATGTCGGTATCGAGGTGCCGCACGCCCCACAGGGCCAGGAGGGCGGCCTCGGCGCGGCCGTCGTGCTTCTTCAGGGGCCAGTTGGAGGCGTAGGCCGGCAGCAGCTCGGAAGCGCGGGCGCGGGCGGCGGTCTTGTCGGCGGGGACGCGCAGAGTGCGCTTCCACTCCGCCGGACGAACCAGCGTGAGCGGGATGTGCATGGCGGTCAGCACGCCCCGAATGCCACCCCATGTCGCGCCGAACTTGAAGGCCGCGACGGCGCCATCGGCGGGCATCGCGCCGACTTCTTCCAGGATGGCATCACAGGCTTCGGAGGTGTGGCCATCCAGCAGATCGCGTAGGCGGGCCAGATCCACCTCCCGGCGCACCTTGGCCGATCTGCCCTTGCCCACGACCTTCTCGACCACGGGCAGGTCGTAGATCGTCATGCTGCGCAACGTGCCGTCCAGATAGCGGGCCTTGGCGATGGCGCCGGTCAGACCCGGATCGATGGCGAAGATCACGGACATGCGGGTTCCTTCGCGGCCCGCTTACCGGGCCGGGTTGGTGTAAAAGTCGTTGGGGGTCACGCTTCCCTTGGTCGCGGCGACGATGCGCGCCATGATCTCGGGGCGTGGGGTGCGCAGCTTTCTGCGGTAGCGATTGACCGCGGCTTGGCTGGTCAGGATCGATGCCGCGAAAGCCTCCTCCGGGGTGCCGGAGCTTGTCAGCCATTCGTCAAGCGTCATGCCAAACTGGAATACACCAGATCGGATTTTGCGCGCAAGTGGTATGTCGAATTCGGTCTGGACTTTCCAATACCGTATTGGTATGTTGCCCAGCATGAGCACTTTGCGAGAATTGCGGCAGGCCGCTGGACTGAGCCAAGAGAAGCTGGCCGAGCTGGCGGGAACCTCGCAGCCGCAGATCAACAAGCTGGAAGCCGGCACCCGCAAGATGACGCTCGACTGGGCGATAAAGCTCGGAAGAGTGATGAACGTCGACCCCGCGGCTCTGCTCGGCCTAATCGGTTCTTCGGGACAAATGGCAGAGGTTGGGCGCCAGACGGTCACGCTGCATCCTGGGCAGTCGCCGCGCCGCGACCCGATGCAACCGGTACCACTCGGCGCGCCCGATCCCTACCGCAGCATGCCCGTGCGGGCGGCAGCGCGCGGCGGCGTCGATCAGGAAATGTTCCTGGAGGATGGGCCTATCGATTGGATTCCGAAGCCCGTCTATCTCCAAGCGGTTCGTGATCCGTACGCTATGTACGTTGTGGGCGAATCAATGATGCCCCGGTTCCGGCCCGCCCAGCTCCTGCACGTCAATCCGTTCAAGCCACCCGCGCCCGGCGCCGGTGTTGTTGTCGTGAAGCGCAACAAGACTGTCCTGATCAAGGAGTTTGTCCGGCGCACGCCTGAAGGCGTCGTGCTTCGTGAGTACCGGCCGGAAGACCGCGAATTTCTGGTGTCGAACGAGGAGTTAGACACCATGCACACAGTGGTCGGCCTGCAAGAGCCCTAACATACATACCAAAACGGTATCGAGTTCCTGTGGACTGAAAAATCCAAAACGGCATAACGTCTCCTTCGAACCCAACGAAGGAGGCACGCCGTGTCCAAGCGCACTCACCCGCCTTTCTGCTCCTCGCCGCCGCTCCGTCGCTTTGACACCCTGACCGAAGAGGGGGCCCGCCGCCTCGCCACCCAGATCAAGGCGGCCTGGGCGAAGGTCGGCTACGATGTCAAGACGTCCGTCGAGCGTGGCATCGGCTTGGACGGTGTGCCCGGCGGCTACTTTGTTGTCCGCTCCGATCTCTTCCGCGGCATGCCCCGCCGGCGCTTTCCGCAGGGTGCCGCCTGATGCGCCCGATCCTGCGGCTTCTGCCCGCCTGCATCTGGTTGTGGCTGGTTCGCCGCCACGCCGAGCGCGCCACCATCTCCGGCAAGTTCACAGTGCACGTCGCCGGTGACGTCGCGATCTGCTTCCGGGAGGCCGATCTATGAGCGCCCGCCGTGGAGACTGGATGCAGACGGCGACCGGCCGGCAGTTCTGGCCGCTCGACCCGCGCCCCAGCGAGGTCTACATCGAGGACATCGCACACTCGCTGGCCCACCAGTGCCGCTATGCCGGCCACTGCCTCAGCTTCTACAGCGCCGCCCAGCACAGCGTGATCGTCTCTGACGCCCTGCCGCCGGAGTTCGCGCTGTGGGGCCTCCTGCACGATGCCAGCGAGGCCTACCTCGTGGACGTGCCGCGCCCGGTGAAGCCGTTCCTGCCCGGCTACAAGGACGCCGAGGCCGCCGTGATGCGCGCGGTCTGCGTCCGCTTCGGCCTGACGCTGGAGATGCCCAAGACGGTCAAGGTGGCGGACGAGCGCGCGCTGGCCGATGAGAAGCACCAGCTCATGGCGCCCTCCGTGGTTCCATGGGCGCTGCGCTATCCGCCGCTCGGCGTGCGGATCGACCCGCTGCCGCCCGAGGCGGCCAAGGCCCTGTTCCTGGCCCGGTTCCGCGAACTGGCGCCCAAAGAGCCGGTCGGCGCCTCGCCACGGGAGGGCTGATCCGATGCGGAAACCTCCCGTCAACATGGCGCCGTGGCGCTTGCCCAAGGACGAAATCCTGGCGATCGCTCGCCGGAAGGGGCGCTTCGAGGTTCCCCGGTATCTGTGGCGCGCCGACGCTATGCGCGTGAAGTGCCGTCAGCTTTGCGAGGCCGGAGCCCTGCGCCAGATCCGCACGCGGCGCGGCGCGGATACGCTTGTGTTCGTGCCGACCTCTGCGGGGGCAGCATGACCCACATCCTCCACCTCGACTTTGAGACGCGCAGCACCGTCGACCTGCGCAAGTCGGGCGTCTACCGCTACGCCGAAGACGCAACGACGGATGTCTGGTGCGCCTGCTTCGCCGTGGACGAGGAGCCGGTGGAGGTGTGGACGCCCGGCCAGCCGGTCCCCGAAGCCTGGGTGCGCGCGTGCGCCGAGGGCTGGGAGATCCACGCCCATAACGCCCAGTTCGAGCGCGTGGTCGTCACCCGCCTGTTGGCCCCACGCTACGGCTGGCCCGTGCCGCGCTTGGAGCAGTGGCACTGCACCGCCGCGATGGCCGCCGCGATGGCGATCCCGCGTTCCCTGGAGGAAGCCCTGCGCGTCATGGGCGTGCCGGTCCAGAAGGACATGGAGGGCGCCCGGCTGATGATGAAGATGGCCCGCCCGCGCAAGCCGACGAAAGACCATCCGGGCCTGCGCTGGTGGAGCGATCCGGCCAACGTTGAGCGGCTGATTGCCTACTGCAAGGTGGACGTCGAGGGCGAGCGCGCCCTAGGCCTCCGGCTCCGTCGCCTCTCCCCGGACGAGCGCGCCGTCTATTTGCACGACCAACTCATCAACGACCGCGGAATCAAGCTGGACCTCGGGCTGGTGCACGCCGCCCGTGAGCTGACGGTGAACGCCCAGGCCATGCTGAACAGGGAGTTGGAGGAAGCCACCTCCGGATGGGTGGCTGCCGCGACGAGGGCAAAGAACCTGACCGCGTGGCTGGCTGCCGAGGGGATCGAGGCGGACAGCGTGGCGAAGGCCGCCGTGCGCTCCATGCTCGCCGACCCGGACACCCCCGACATCGTGCGCCGCGCCTTGGAGATTCGGCAGGAAGCCGCCAAGTCCTCGACCGCCAAGCTGTCCGCCATGCTGCACGCCGTCTGCGCCGACGAGCGGGTGCGCGGCCTGCTGCTCTATCACGGCGCCGGCACGGGCCGATGGGCCGGGAAGCTGGTGCAGCCGCAGAACTTCCCGCGGGCGAGCGCGAAGGAGGACGTCATCCAGTTCATCCTCCAGTGCGCGGACGCGGCGCTGGTCTCGATGATGCTGGGCGCCCCGCTCGCCATTGTGGCCTCCCTGCTCCGCCCTTGCCTGATCGCGGCGGAGGGGCACGACCTCGTGGCCGCCGACTATTCGAACATCGAGGGCCGGGTGACGGCGTGGCTGGCCGGCGAGACCTGGAAGCTCCAGGCTTTCCGCGATTACGACACCGTCACGGGCTACACACCCGACGGCAAGGCGGAGCGCAAGGGGCTTGACCTCTACGTCCTCGCCTACGCCCGCTCCTTCTCGCTCGATCCTTCCGAGGTGGACGACCAGAAGCGCCAAGTCGGCAAGGTCATGGAACTGTCCATGGGCTTCCAGGGCGGCGTCGGGGCCTTCCAGAACATGGCGGCCAACTACGGGGTGAAGGTGCCGGACGAAGAGGCGGACCGCCTCAAGCGCGCGTGGCGCGACGCGCACCCTGCCGTCGTCCAGATGTGGCGCGACCTGGAGGCCGCGGCGCTGGAAGCCGTGCGCAACCCGGGTGCCGTGGTCCGGTGCCTGCGCGGCCGCATCGCCTTCCGCGTGAAAGGCGGCTTCCTGTGGATGGTCCTGCCGTCCGGGCGCCCGCTGGCCTACGCGTCGCCCAAGGTCGAATGGACCGAGATGCCCTGGACGGACGAGGTTTGGCACCCCTGCCCCAGCGAGGACGAGGCCAAAGAGCGCTTTGGCGCCGCGCTCATCGAATACGACGCCGAGCGGCGCCGCGCCCTGGTCGAACAGCCCGCCATGAAGGAGGCGGTGACCTTCTGGGGCCAGGACAGCAAGACGCGGAAATGGTCGAAGCAGAAGGGCTATGGCGGCCTCTGGACCGAGAACGCCGTCCAGGCCACCGCCCGCGACGTCATGACCAACGGCATGCGGCATGCGGAGGACGCCGGGTATCCCGTCGTCCTGACCGTCCACGACGAGGTCGTGACCGAGCCGCCCGAGGGCCACGGGTCCGTGCAGGAGTTCGAGGCCATCATGTGCAACCTGCTGGCCTGGGCCGCGGGGCTGCCCGTCGCTGCGGCTGGCTGGCGGGGCAAGAGGTACCGGAAATGAATGTTACACAATCATCCGACACTACGCGCACCAAAAAGTTAACTCCCAATCGGGTTCTTATCCATTTTTTCACAAATTTCAGATATAAGCGCGTCGCATTTTTCATCAATACTATTGAATACCTTTTTAATTGCGCCGCCAAAGCTTCTACTGATTTTCGCATCGCTAGAAACACTCGAAAAGTACCCATCAAGCGTTCGCTTTGCAGTATCAATTTCAAGTATCACGTCGAACGATTTCTCAGTAACGGACTCTTCAGAGAAGGAATAATCCTCCCAATTTACTGGATAGCTTGGCGGAATTGTAGGAACAATATAGTTACGAAACCTACTCGCTTCAAAATCGTATATTTCATCACTATCAAGCGCAATAACACAGCCTTTGTTATGCCTTTTAATAATGTTCGCATTCGCCAAAAGCGCACGAAAAAGCGCTCTCCGTCGTATAGATACTTCACGCGCATAGCGTTGTGCTTCATCGTCGATCTGCATCTTGACAGAAGCCGTCGCCTCTTCTGCCTGCCGGACAAGGGCATTTGCTTGGGTTTCAGCAGCCTCGGTGGTAGCTCTAGCCATTACATTCGTCTGATCACGAAGTGCCGTTGCTCCAACTGCCGCTGCGGCAAACGCACTAAGTCCCGCGATAAAGGCGAGCACGCCCGCGATAAGTGTTTGCCAATGGTAGAGAGCAAACTTTGTTGGCTGCGCCAAGTAATCTGGAGCCGTGGACAACGCCTTAGCCACTTCTTTTACGGCATCTCCCGTGGCTGAATAGGAAGGCTCCCATGCAGGAACGTTGGCGGGTATGAAAAGAACCGCAACCACCACGATAACCGCGGCAACGACGGAAACAGCTAAAAAGCTGCAAACGATAGTCTTCATGGACAAAAGTTGACAAATTTTTCCAAGGGGTTGCAAGCATGAAGTGCGCTAAGGAGCCTACATCGGAGATGCCCGCCCGCATGACCACCTATAGCGCTTGGTTCGCCGCCGGTTTCCGCGACCTGATTTCCGTCGTGCCGCCGGGCGCCCCGCTGTCGGAGCGCACGAAGCTCCGCCCGAGGACCGGGGGAAAGTCCCCGGCCTTCACGGACACCACGGCTGGTATGGCTTCGACTGGATGAAGCACGAGACGACGGCCGAGGACGTGGCAGCCTGGGAGCGCCACAAGGCCAACCTGGGCCTCCGCGCCACGCGCTTCCCGGCGGTGGACATCGACGTGACGGACCTGGAGATCCGCGACTTCATCCAGGGGCTGGCCGATCGGCACCTCGGCCCTGCGCCTGCGCGCACCGGGCGCGCTCCCAAGCTGCTCCTGGTCTACCGTCTGGCTGAAGGCCAGTCTCCCATGGTCCGCCGCCGGCTGCGGTTCAAAGGGCCGGACGGGCGCGATCATCTGGTGGAGCTGCTGGGCCACGGCCAACAATTTGTCGTGGAGGGCATCCACCCCGTCACGCGCAAGCCCTACACCTGGGACACGCATCCTGCGGAGCGCGGGGCGGACGCCCTGACGCCCATCACCCATGCCCAGCTCGACACGTTCGCGCAGGACATGGAAGACCTCCTCGACTGCATCGGCTGCACGGACCTGCATTGGGAGGGATCAGGCGACGAGGTGAAGGACCGCGAGGCCATCGTGCAGGACGAGTTGAAGGCCCCGAGCCTCGATGCCCTGACCGACGCCGTGTCCCGCATCCCCAACGACAACACCCAGTTCCCCAGCCGGACCGACTACCTGCGCATGGGCTGCGCCATCAAGGCGGCCGGCGCCGACGATCCGGACCGTGCCATGGAGGTGTGGGAGGAATGGGCCGCGCGCTGGGAGGGCAACGAGACCATCGCGGGCAACGACCCCATCGAGGTCATGAGCGACTGGGAGCGCATGAAGCCGCCCTTCGAGGTGGGCTGGGGCTACATCCGGGACGTGGCGCAAGAGCACGGTTTCCCCGTCGCGGCGGAGGAGTTCGGCGAGGTGCTGGAGGAAGACGAGCCGGTCAAGCGGTACGCCCCGGTGCCCCGCCAGCTTCCCGGCGCCTTCGACCCCAGCCGAATCGAGCGGCGGCGCTGGGTGCTGGGCGCCCGGTTCCTGCGCAGCGCGGTGACGGGCGGCATCGGCGCCCCCGGCGTGTCGAAGTCCACCTTCTCCATCCTCTCCGCGCTGGCCGTCATCACGGGCCGGGACGACCTGACGGGCGAGAAGGTCCACGTCCGGGGCAACGCCTGGGTCCACAACAACGAGGACCCGCTGGACGAGCTGGAACGCCGCATCGCCGGCGTCTGCATGCGCTACGGCATCGACTTCGACGCCGTGCGCCCGCACCTGTTCTATTCGTCGGGCGCCGACCAACGGCTCGTGGTCGCGGGGAAAGACGCCCAAGGCACCATCCGGCGCCACAAGATGGTGGCCGAGATCGAGGCGTTCATCCGCGACAACGGAATCGTGTTCTGGGCCTGCGACCCGTTCGTCTCCACCCACGACGGCGTGGCGGAAAACGCGAACGAAGAGGTCGAGAAGGTCATCGGCGTGTTCCGGGAGATCGCCCAGGCTACGGATTGCACCGTCGATCTCGTGCACCACACGGTCAAGAACCACTCGGGCAACAGCGAGGCCCGCGCCGGCGACATGAATGCTGCTCGGGGAGCCGGAGCATTTATTGGCGCGGTGCGCGTGGCCTACACCCTGTCCTCCATGTCCGAGGACACGGCGGAAGCCCTCCACATCGAGGCCGAGGTGGCCGCGCGCCTCGTGCGCCTGGACGGCGCCAAGGGCAACTACGCGCCCAAGTCCTGGGAACCGCGCTGGTTCCAGTTGGAGAGCGTGTCCCTGCGGAACGGCACCGAGGGCGGCATCGACGACCCGCTGCTGGACGAAGATGGCGAAGGCCCGGCGGACACGGTGGGCGTGCACGTCCAGTTCGACATGGTGGCGGCCCGGCGCGACGCGGACGACCGGCAGACCGAGAAGGCCAACGAGCGGGCCGCCGCCGACCTGGAGGCCATCGTGGACGCCATGCCGTCCGACGGGTGCCTCCTGATGGACGTGCTGGCCACCTTGCGCGACCGGTGGGGCGTGAAGGACAGCCAGGCCCGCGAGCGCATCGCCTCAGCCCTGCCGATCGGGGTGGAGGTGACCGTCGGGACCTACCTATTCAAGGCGGACCGGACGCGACGGGACGAGCGCGCGCCGATCGAGCTGCGGCGAAAGGCGCGGTCCGGATAACACCCTGGCCTGGGTGGCCGATCACCCGCGCTGGGTTTTCTATTTCACGCCCAAGTCGGCCTCGTGGATCAATGCCGTCAGGGTTTGTTTTCGCTAATCAAGCGAGGGGGCATCCCGCGCAGCGTCCCCAAGTCCGTGGACGACCTTCCAAGATGCAATCGCTCACTACATCCGCGAGGACAACAAGGCGCCCGAGTCCTACGTCTGGACCAGGCCCGCCGATGCCATTCTCACCAAGCTTATTCGGCTGTCTGCACCTTCTGAACGAATTAGCACGCTGGCAGCCAACGGGCCAATAAACCCAAAGCGTTATGTTTCTTTTCTATAACAAAATCCCCGCATCAAACCAATGCTACAGCCTTAATATTATTATATAGAGCTTGATGATCATCAGTCCAGCACCCCATTCCCTTCAATGCATCCACAATAAAAATAGTCCTCCGGTCCTGAACAATCGCTGTTGCAGCAACAGCAGAAAACGGCTCTTTAGGGCTCGTCATTTCGAAGAGGCCGAGCACTGAACTCGAGAAATCCTCCTGGTCACTGACTAGCTTCGATTTAGATACTCGATGTGCCTTAGACTCTAACACATCCACCTTATCATGTATTGCCTTCGAAATTTTCCACCAAGTTTCTCCAAATCGACGACTGAGTTGAAGGACCTTTTGGGTGTTTCGACCCAAAGAGTCTTTGCCAAAAAGGACGCAGTTAACGAGCGACAGATGGTCACTCGGGTTTTGATTAGTAGGGTCGATGATGGGTTCAATAGCAACGTTTAGGGATGACTTCTTGCCATTGCATTTTTCACAAGCAGGCAGAAGATTATGCCATAAAGCCACCTTTTCTTCGTAATGCTCTCGACAATAAAAATGATCAACACGAAGATAGCTATCTTCCTCCAATTTGCTCTCGCAGTAAATGCATTTATCGTGAGACATCTCCAGAAGACGTTCCCTGATATATGGTTTATTCCACACCGACTTTGACTTATCAACAGCATATTGATGCGTCAACTCGATAGTCTTGCAGCCGGTAAGCCTAGAGGGAGGCGAAACTCTATTCACTTTAATCATGGTTAGTCCCGAAATGATGATGCTTGAATCTTTAGAACTTGCAAAAGTTCACTCGTCGGCTTCAGCATTCTTGATAGAACATCAAGAGAACTCCTAACGAGCTCTCCATTTTCACTCTCTATTCCTTCGTAGAAATCGTCCAGAGCTTTCTGATAATCTGGCCCATTCGCGCTTGGGAGACCCATGACGTCTGTCAATATTTCTTCGACAGTCCATCCCTGAAAGCCGTATTCCGAAACAGTAAAATCACGCCGCTTTGGCCAACCTTCTGGGTCAGGAGCCAATGCAATAATTTGCTCTGGACCAGCTCTCTGGATAACGTGAGGGCTGTGCGTCGTAACAATGAACTGCGCTTTTGGAAATGCGCTGGTTAGAATGCTCATTGCTGACTGCTGCCAAGTCGGATGTAAATGGAGATCCACCTCATCGATGCATATGACACCAGAGAAATTGCGTGCGAGACCAATCCTTCTCAGCTCAATTTCTTTAATAATACCAAGCAAAACGTAATAAATTGACTTAAATCCTGAAGATAGATACTCCATAATGATTTCACCGCTTCGCGTATTGACATATATATCGTAATCGACCGACGATCGGCTAAATGAGACAGCCGAGTCGACGATAGAAAAGCAGCTCTTAGCAAATTCCCAGTTCTCACGGCTCACTTTATCAAGCCCGTTTTCTTGTGCGCTAAAAAGGTATCTACCAATAATCCAATTTTTCAAATCATAGTTATTAATTCCGACGGCAAAAGAATAGCATTGCGAAATATCATGAATAATATCGGGGGTGAGCGCGGGCAAGGCCTTGTATTCGATCTGCCTATCAGCTCTGATATATATAAAATGTTGCGCCGCACTATAAATATCACGCGCTGCTGGGTACAGCGAGTCGGTTGGCAAAAAGTTTTTGCAAAGAAATTCGCCCGTATTCAACGTACCATTTTTATTGATTTCTATTGTCCAGCCCGCATCCTCTTTAGTCTTAGCGTTTCGTCTAACTCTGTTTTGAAGCCCGCCTGAGAACGAAGCTGCAATAACTTCCAATATCGTAGTCTTTCCGACGCCGTTTGCACCACAAATAATATTGACTTTCTTATCAAGCTGCAAAAGCAAAGATTTATAGCAGCCGATGTTCTTCAGCCCTAATTTGGTTATAGCAAGGCTATTAACTTCCATTTAAACCATCATCGGTTGGGGCCAGCGAAGCGTTAAGTCCATTTTTTGGCAAAATGGGGCCAGAAACGCAACAGAAGAGCATAAGCTCGCCACTAATTCGTCCTTTTTTGTATCCCAAACCAGACGGATGACGCCGTTCTACATACATGATGATCAGCTTGGCGCATTCTGCAAGGCCATGCTGCAAACCCCTCAACCAGCGTCCGGTCCAAGGGGACGGCCTGCTTGCTCCAACCGCAGCGGTTGCCTCCATCGGTCGATGGCGCGCCGCGGCGACAACGGGAATGCTCTTTTGTCCTTCGCGGCTTCAAAATCGCCACGGACGATTTGCATACGCGGCGTCATGACGGGCTTTGTTGTCTTGACACGTCGACCACACTGCGCAACTGGCGCAGTGTCAGTGTCCAAACCTCGCATATATCAAGACAGTTGCGCCAGGAGTGTCCGGATTTCCGAATGGTCCAGCTCGGTCCCTGCCGGCCCTACTTGCCGCAGATGCGGAGCAGCCTGGATATCGGCGTCGAGCAGTTCAAACGCACGGGACAGCGCTTCCTCCTTGGCGTTGAACAACTCGACGCCTGCGGTCGCACGCGGCCCCTCGGTATCTGCGCGGTGCATGGCCCGGCCAGTGTTGAAACGCAGCACCCAGGGCAGTTCGTCAGGATGCTCCTCCAGGTACCGCGTGGCGAGTTGGGCCTCGCGGTCGATAGGGGCCTCGTCTGCCTCCCGCTTCTGGTACCCGCGCAGGGAGACCCCAAGGGCAAAGGCAGCCTGCGGCTGGGTGAGCCCCAGACGCTCGCGCCATGCGATCAATTCTTGAGCGGTCATCGAATCGGCCCTATCTTTCCTGTGTGGCCTTCGGGCGGCGGAGGCACCCGCCGCCCTCCGGTCCAATCCTTAGTTCAGGAGGTTGAGCAACCGCTCAATGACCTCCAGAACGAGGATCAGAAGGGTGAGAAGCTTTCCGAGCATTCCCTTTTCTCCCTTCTGTGTGGCGGGGACGGCCCATCCGTCCCCTCCCGACCACGAGAATAGGTATAACGCACTGAGTGCGTCATGACAAGGAGATCATGACGCACTCAGTGCGTTTTTCTTTGTGCACATCTTTGCCTGTTTGAGCATTCCGGGCGTTCCGGAGCGTTCCGGTCGGGATGGCCGGAATGGAGCGTTCCGGTCGTTCCGGTGCGTTCCGATCGGAACGCTAAACGCTTGATGCGTAAGGACAAAGTGTCATGCTGCGGTGCATTCCGGTGCGTTCCGGTCCGGAACGCTCGAAACGGGCCGAAAAAACTCAATGAAATCAATAGTTCCGGTCGTTCCGGTCGTTCCGCCCCTAAAGGGGCACTCCGCTGGACCGGAACGCTCCGTGCCCTGGGTCTTTAGGTCTGCCCCAAACCACCGGAACCGAAGTGGCCGCGATGAACTACGCGGCCACGAAGGTCTGAACGGACACAGCGGAACGCAGCGCATTCACAGGCGCCGGACAAAGGCCAAATCAACATCTCGCATATAGACCATATGGTTTTAACAACATGTTGCGTCGGTCTGGACTTTCGGTACCCTTGCGCTGGGTCTGGAAGGCGGAGGCGGACATGGACGACCGGTTCACGGGGTGCGATTGGTTTGCCGTGGTCTCGCATGTCGGTTTGGCGCAGTACGAGCTTGCGGCTAAGGAACTGGAGCGCCAGCGGTACCGGGTGCTCGCTCCGCTGTGCCGGAAGGAGCGCCGTCACGCCGGCAAGACCGAGACGGTCACCAAGCCGCTGTTCGACCGGTACCTGTTTGCGGGGGTCCACCCCGGCCAGTCCTTCCGCCCGATCGTCAACACCCGCGGCGTGGCGTTCGTGGTGCGCGGGCTCAGCGGCGCCCCGTGCCGCGTCCCGCTGGCCGCCCTGCGGTGCATCCAAGACCGATGCGATGCCGATGGCGGCGTGGTCGACTTCACGCCCGCCAAGCGCAAGACCCGTGACGTCCAGTGGCAGAAAGACCAGCCCGTCCGCATCGTCGCAGGGCCGTTTACGGACTTCGTCGGGCTGTTCGCCGGGGCCTCGAAGGACGTGGTGCGCGTGGTCCTGGATCTCTTCGGGCGCGAGACCCCGCTAGCCCTTGATGCACAAAATGTTGTGCCCGTTGACCCAGTCATGACACAACATGCTGCTTGACAGGGTGCTCGGGCTGCAGTAGGTTCCCCGTCACGCAGTGCCGTGACCTTCCAGTCACCCGGCACTGCGGTAGCCGTACCGCCCATCGAGTTTTTCGCCCGCCCGCCCGGTTCGCCGCGGCGGGTTTTGTCGTCTCTGGGCTCCGGAGGGCACCATGACCGATCCCCTGACCGTCGCCTACATCGTCTCGGCCGTCCTGGTGTCGGTGCTGATCGGCATCGGTGTCCTGGGCGTGCTGACGTGGCGCGGTGTCTCGCGCAACATCGCCCGCATCTCGGAGCGGATGGAGGCCCGGCGGGCGGAGTTCGAGCGTGGCGCCGGGCTGACGGGGCGGCGCCTGCCGCTGTGAGGCGGGGACCCTGGAGGGGGTCGGAGGCCGGGGGGTCGCTCCCTGCCGCGCAAACCCACCGGCTAAGAAAATTTCCGTTTCAGTTCAGCATCAGCACCCCTCCGCTGAAAAGTGAGGATTTTCAACGCTTTCCGGCTCTCGTGGGGTGCTGAAACATGGCGGGACGGACCTACAGCCTCAGCGAGGCGGCGTCGATCCTCGGCAGGGACCGAAACACGGTCTCGAAGTGGCTCGGGCAGGGCTGCCCGGCAGTGACGAAAGCCGATCGGTCGCGCGGCGTCGAGTGGGCACTGTCCATCCCCGACATCGTGGGCTGGCTGATCGACCGGGCGGTTGGTGACGCCGTCCAGGACGCCGGCGGTGAGGCCGATCGGATCACGAAGGACGAGGCCGACCGCCGCAAGGCCGTGGCCCAGGCCATCGCCGAGGAGGTCAGCACGGCCGAGCTGCTGGACGACGTCGTGAACCGGCATGAGGCCGCGGCGGACGTGGCGGCCTTCGCGGTGGCACTGCGGACCGGCATGGCGAATGTCTGCGCCAAGGTCGCCGGCCGGGCGGCGACGATGACGTCCGCCGCCGAGATCCAGGAGTTCCTGGAAGCCGAGACGAACAAGGCCTTCAGCGCCGCGCAGGAAGAGCTTGCGGAGAGGTGGGCGGATGCTGAACCAGCGGGCAGCGGAGGCGACGGAGAGGATCGCCCTCCACCGGGCGGGTGATTACCGCCGCGGCCGTGCCGCCTTCCGCGCCAGCCTCCTCGGGCTGATCGACAACACGCTGAAGTTCCCGCGCCGGCTGACGGGTTCGGAGTGGGCGGAGACCTACGGCCGCATCCCGAAGGGCACCGGGGCCGAACACGGCAAGGTGACGCTCTACGGCTACCAGCGCGGGTTGCTGGATGCCATGTGCGATCCGACGATCCCGCTGATCACCGTCATGAAGGCGGCGCGCGTCGGCTTCACCCGCTGCGCCACTCTGGCCATCGGCTATCACCTCCACCAGGACCCGACGCTCTGCGCCGTGGCCCAACCGGTGCTGGAGGACGCCGAGGACTTCGGTGGCTCGGAAATCGCGCCGATGCTGCAGCAGACGCCGGTTCTGGCCTCGATGATCCGGCCGGTGCGGAAGGGGGAGAAGCAGGACAAGGCGACGAAGTACCTGCTGTCGAACGGCGCATCGGTGCGCGTCGTCGGCGCCGCCTCGGACGACGCCTTCCGCCGCTACTCGGCCCGCTGGCTGTTCGCCGACGAGCTGGATGCGGAGGGATGGTCCCCGAAGGCCAAGACGCAGGGCGACAAGCTCAAGCTGTTCTGGACCCGCGGTGAAACGTTCTGGAATCGCCAGCAGGTCCGGGGCGGAACCCCGCTGCTGGAGGAGACCAGCCGCACCTACAAGCTCTGGCTCCAGTCCGACCAGCGCCGGTACTTCGTGCCCTGCCCGCAGTGCCGGGAAATGCAGGCGCTGGAGTGGGGCGGTCCCGATGTCCCGCACGGGATCAAGTGGTCGGTCAGCGAGGACGGCGACCTGTCGGTTTGGTACGTCGGAACCTGCGGCTGCATCATCGACGAGGGCCGCAAGGCCTGGATGGATGCCCATGGCGAATGGCGGCCGACGGCCAAACCGTCCCAGCCCGGCCATGTCGGGTTCCATGTCTGGACCGGGATGAGCCTGAACCCCAACGCCGCATGGACGGTGCTGGTGCGGGAATGGCTGGAGGCGCAGAAGGACACCGCCACGCTCGTCCAGCCCTTCGTCAACCTCGTCCTCGGCCGCCCCTACAAGGCGACCTACGGGCAGGAATTGAAGGTCTCCGCCTTCGCGGAGCGGACGGAGCCATACCCGACGGAGATCCCTCCTGGCGTGCGGTTCCTGACGCTGGGCGGCGACGTGCAGTCCCATCAAGGCGTCGATCCCCGCATCGAGGCCTCGGTCTACGGCTGGGGTGCGGGCAACGAGTGCTGGCTGATCGGACATTGGGTGTTCCGCGGCGATCCCGCGCAACAGGAGGTCTGGGACCAGCTTGACGGCCTGCTGCTGACCACCTTCCTCGGGCCGGATGGGAAGCGGTTTGCCATTCAGGCGGCATCGATCGACTCCGGCGGCCACCACACCGCCGAGACGTATGCGTTCTGTGCCGCCCGGGCGCTGCGGCGCGTCTGGGCCATCAAGGGGCGGTCGGAGAAGAACGGCCAGCGGGCCAAGGTCTGGCCTCGCCGACCCTCCAAGGGGCAGAACGGCGGGACCGTTTACCTGATCGGCGGCAACGCGGCGCGCGACTTCGTGTACCGCTCGCTGGCGGTCGAGAAGCCCGGCCCGCGCTTCGTCCACTTCCCGGCGCAGGTCCCGGCCGGGGCCGAGCCGCTGACCGACGCCTACTTCGAGCAGCTCACCGCCGAAAAGCTGGTTGCCCGTAGGGGTGGCTTCACGGAGTGGGACAAGCCGAAGGGCAAACCCCACGAGGCCGGTGTCTGTCTCGTCTACGCCTACGCCGCGAAATGCGGTCTCGAAACGCTGCACAAGGGGTGGGCCATGGCGACGGAAGCCGACAAGACGCCGCGGGAGAAGCCCGCAGTGACGGACGAGGCGTCGGCCGCCGCCGGTGCTCCCCAGGCCCTGCCGGCACCCGTCGAGCAGCCGAAGCCCGCACCGAAAAAGGCACCGGTCCGCAAGGTCGGTCGCTCCTCCTACCTGAACCGCCTGGGGCGCTGACATGGCCTGGACGCAAGACGATGTCGACACCTTGAAGGCGGCCATCGCCACCGGGGCGCAGGATGTCCAGTACAGCGACGGCTCCCGCACGACCTACCGGTCACTGAAGGACATGCGCGACACGCTGGCGATGATGGAGAGCGAGGTGGCCGCCGCGGCCCAGCCCAGCCGCCGGACTTACCGCGCCGTCCGCGTCACGCCCCGCTCGGGATACTGACCATGCGAACCGCCAAGATCCGTCTCCGGAACAAAGCGACCGGGGAATACCTCCCGGATGTCCGCATGGACGCCGGGCCGCTGTCGCCGCCGGCAACCACCGCCTACCAGGGCGCGTCCACCGGTCGCCGCATGGGCGGCTGGCGCCCGTCCAGCTCCGGCCCCAACGCCATCGTCGCGGCCGAGGGGCCGGAGCTGATCCGCCGGGCGCGCGACATGCGGCGGAACAACCCACACGCCAAGCGCGGCGTCAGCCTCTACGGCACGCACATCATCGGCACCGGCATCAAGCCGCGGTCGCTGTGCACGAACAAGCGGGTCCGGGATGCGATCCACCGGCTGTGGGCCGAGTGGTCGGACTATGCCGATGCCGACGGCGCCTTCGACATCTACGGTCTCCAGACGCAGGCGGTGCTGGAGACGGCGACAACCGGTGAAGAATTCGCCCGGATCCGCGCCCGCCGCTCCACCGATGGGCTCCCGGTGCCGCTCCAGGTGCAGCTGATCCCGGCCGAGCAGGTGCCGCTGGACTACTCCGTCCCGAACGAGGGGCGGCAGGTCGTTCAGGGCATCGAGCGCGATGGACTCAGCCGCCGGGTTGCCTACTGGATGTACCGGGCGAACCCCGGCGATGCCGGTGTGGTCATGGATGTGAACGGCTGGGAAAAGACGCGGGTGGATGCCGCCGATGTCTGCCACATGCGTTTCGCTCCGCCGAACCAGCTCCGTGGTCTGCCCTGGCTGGCGTCGGCCATCACGACGCTGCACCAACTCGGGCAGTGGCGGGATGCGGCGCTGCTCCGAAAGCAGATGCTGGCCTCGCTGGTCGGCTTCGTGAAGCGCGCCGTCACCGAGGAGATGGACGCCAAGAAGATCGCCGAGATGTGGGGGCAGGTGGCCGAAGAGTTCGGCGAACTGCCGGCGGTCGGACTGGAGCCCGGCACCATGCAGTATCTGAATCCCGGCGAGGACGTCACCTTCACGCAGTGGCAGGAAACGGCCGGGCAGGACGAGGTGTTCGAACGCACCGCGCTTCGCACCACCGCTGCCGGCCTGGATCTGGTCTATGAGGAGCTGTCGGGCGATTGGGAGAAGACCAACGACCGCACCTTCCGGGCCGCCTTCAACACCATGAAGCGGACGGTGGCCCAGCTCCAACACCAGATGGTCGCCTTCCAGTTCTGCCGGCCGATCTGGAACCGCTGGATTGAAGCCGCTGTGGCGAGCGGTGCGCTCCGGGTACCGAAGTCGGTCACCGAGGCCGACCTGAAGCGCGTCGAATGGCAGCCGCAGGATTGGGAATACCTCCAGCCGGTGCAGGACGTGGAGGCCAAGCTGAAGGCGATTGCCGGCGGCCTGGACTCCCGCTCCAGCACCATCGCCCGCCGAGGTGACGACGCCGAGGTGATCGACGATCAGCGGGCCGCCGACGCCGAGCGGGAGCGGGCGAAGGGGATCGTCCCTGCTGCGGCGGCGCCTCCACCAGCCACCCCGCAGGCCAACCCCGAAGACGAGGAGACCGGATCGTGAGCACGATCGTACGAGGCAACGAGATCGTGCTGACCGGCACGGTCGGCGGCGATCCGTGGTGGGATGACGACGTCTTTTCCCAGGCCGACGTCATCAACGCCCTGGCCCAGGTCGGACGCAACACCGACGTGACGGTGCGCGTCAACAGCGGCGGCGGTGTCGCCACCGAGGGTGCTGCGATCCATGCGGTGTTCGCCGCCCACAAGGGCAAGGTGAACATGGTGGTTGAGGGCTGGGCCGCCAGTGCCGCGAGCCTCTTCGTCATGTCCGGCGACACCGTCACCATGCGCCCCGGCGCCCTGCTGATGATCCATGACCCGTCCGCCGGCAGTTGGGGGACCTGCGACGACCACCGCCGCGTGGCGAGCGCGCTGGATACCATGGGCGGCACCTACGCCCAGGTCTACGCCGACCGCTGCGGCAAGAGCCCCGAGGAGGTGCGCGAGATGATGCGCGCCGAGACGTGGCTTGGTCCGGCCGAGGCCGTCGCCCAGGGGTTCGCCGACGCGGCCGAGGCCGACGGCGTCGACACCCCGGAGCCGGTCGCCTTCGCCCATGTCCGCGCCTACGCCCGCGCGCCGGAACACATTGTGGCTCTCGCGAAATCGCGCGGCTGGGGAGCCCGCGCCTCCCTGGCGGCGACCGCCGCCGCTCCCACCCGCCCAACCATGGAGGCCCCCTTGCCGGAAGAGAACACGCCGACCGACGACAAGACCGTCGTGACACCCCCCGCCGAAGCCGACGCGCCGGCCGATCCGGTCGCCATCGCCGAGGCCTGCGCCACCGCCGGCTTCGCCACGCTGACCGCTGGCTTCCTGAAGTCCAAGGCGACGATGAAGGCGGTGAACGCCGCCCTGTCCCACGCCAAGGACATCGCCGCCGCCTGCGACACGCTGCGGGTGCCGAACATGAAGAACAGCCTCGTGCAGTTCGTGGCGACCGGCGGCGACATGCAGGTCGCCCGCAACATGGCGACCGACGCGGCGGCGGCGCGGGACGAGGCCATCGTGACCGACACGACGCGCCAGCCGCTCGCGCCGGTCTCCTCCGGCTGGAGCGCCGCGGTCGCCAAGCTCAAGAAGTAACCCTCGCACCAGGAGAGCCAGCCAATGGCAACGCTTACCGAAAACCTGCCCCACGCCGGCGGCTACCTCATCTGCGAGGGCAACGGCGACATCAGCCGCGAGGTCGCGACCCTCGCCTCTGGCAATGGCGTGGTCCGCACCGGCACCGTGCTCGCCAAGCTGACGGCGAACGGCAAGTACGTCCCCTACGACAATGCTGGGACCGATGGCTCCGAAACGGCCGCCGCCATCCTCTGGGAGGAGCGCGACACCACCGACGGTGACGTGAAGGCCGTCGTCACGGCCCGCCACGCCACCGTGAACAAGGCCGAGCTGGTCTGGGCCGCGGGCGTGGACGCCACCGGCATCGCGGCCGGTCTCGCCGATCTCGCCGCCCTTTCCATCATCGCCCGCTGACCGTTGGGCTGACCAAGGAGTATCGTCGCCATGGCAACCATGGACGTTTTCAGCGGCAACGCCTTCAGCATGCTGGAGCTGACGCGCGGCCTGGAGGACATCCCCTACAAGCCGGGCCTCATCCGCTCGCTGGGCCTGTTCACCTTCCGCGGCATCCGCACCCGTCAGTTCGCCATCGAAAGCCGCGCAGGCGTGCTGTCGCTGATCCCGTTTTCCGAGCGTGGAGCGCCGGGCACGCAGGGCAAGGGCGATGCCCGCACCATCCGCGACTTCCGCACCTGCCACCTGAAGAAGGAGGACACCATCTGGGCGTCCGAGGTCGCCGGCATCCGCGCCTTCGGCTCCGAGACGGAGCTGATGCAGGTTCAGGGCGAGGTGGCTCGCCGGGCTCTGAAGCTCCGCAACGATGCCGAGCTGACCTTCGAGTACCACATGCTGAACGCCCTTCAGGGCAAGGTGCTGGACACCGACGGCACGACCCTCATCTACGACTGGTATCAGGAGTTCGGCATCACCGCCGCCGCCGAGATCGACTTCGATCTCGACAACGCCACCCCGGCCAAGGGCGCGCTCCGCAAGAAGTGCATGGCGGTGATCGAGAGCATCGAGGACGACGTCGGCGGTCTCGTCCCCGGCTCGGTGGTCATCGAGGCGGTTTGCGGATCGGCCTTTTTCCGCGACCTGACCAACCACCCGGACGTGATCGAAACCTATCTGTACGCCGCCAAGGCCAACGAGCTGGCCGGTCGCCCGATGGATGTGTTCGACTGGGGCGGCATCCGCTGGCGCCGCTACCGTGGCGGTTCCGGCGTCGGCGTGAACACCGACAAGTGCCACCTCTACCCGATGGGCATCGACGGCCTGTTCGAGCAGTACGGCTCCCCGCCGGACACCTTCGATCTGGTGAATACGCCGGGCCTGGAGACCTATTATCGGGTCATCCCGGACACCAAGCGCAACGAGTTCGTGACCATCGAGATGGAAGCGAACCCGATGTTCGTCTGCACCCGTCCGAAGGTGCTCCGCCAGGGCAAGCGCACCTGATCCTGACCGCCTGACCGAAATCGCGAGGGGCCGCTTCCGGGCGGCCTTTCGCGCGTCTGGGGCCTACTTGGCGGGCTCGAGCTTGAACCGCAGCATGCGACCAGCTTCGCCGCTGTCACCTTCGTAGATCGAGCAGCCTTCGACCGCGGTGCCGGGGTAGATGTTGGCGTCCGCCAGGGCTGCCGTGGAGCCGTGGATTTCGACGCTGAGGCCTCGGTCGGTGAGCGAGCGGAGGAACGGTGCCAGCCCGCCGGACCGGTCCGCGTTGAAGCTGTCGGCCGGGAGCGTGAACGAGCGCGGTTTCCCGTCCCGGAGAACTTCGTTGACCGTCGAATCCACATTCGCGTTGGGCATGGCTTCCTCCGAGATTGTCGCCGTGGGTAACAGGCGGGGGAACGAAATGACGCCCAACGGCGCCTCTTACCTGAAGGGCATGTGATGGACTTCACCCCCCACATCCGCACGCTGTTCCAGCTCCGCGGCAAGCCGGCCACCTACGCGCCCACCGCCGGCGCCCCGGCCCCGTGCCGGGCGATCCGGCAAGGTGGCGGGCAGGCCGTCGCCGTCGGTCCGGTGATGGTCATGCTGGAGCGGGTCCAGTTCCATGTCCGTCGCGCAGAGGTGCCGGCCCCGGAGATCGGCGCCGTCCTGACCGTTGGTGCCGACACCTTCACTGTGCAGGCGGTGCAGCCGGTCCAGCGCGACGCCGACGGACTGATGTGGGGCCTGGATGTGGCCTGGGGGCTGCCGGTGGTCTACCGATCTGCTGCGGCTTCCGGAGGCGTCCAGGGCGGGCCGTGGAGCACCGTCACGGCGGCTGCGGCAGGCGCTGCCTCCATCAGCATCCAGAGTCAGCACATCAACGTCACCGGCAAGCTCCAGCCGGGCGATGTCCTCACCATCGGGGGTGCCGCCTACACGGTCGGCACCGTGATCGCCCCGAGCGCGGCGAAGTCCTTCAACAACATCCCGATCAGCCCGCCGCTCGCCGCTCCGGTGGCGGCCGGCGCCTCGGTTACGATCACCCAGCCGTCTGCCGCCGGCTACACGCTGACCGGCGCCATGGCCGATTATGAGGCGTCCGATATCAAGGACGCCGTGCTGGTCGGCGACCGCCGCATGGTCATCCTGCAAGCCGCCTTCGCCGCCGTCGGATTGCCCACCGGGCCGAAGCCGGGGGCCGCCATCGAGGCCGAAGGGCGGACCTACAACGTCATCCAAACCAAGGCCCACTATGCCGGATCGGCTGTGGCGGCCTGGGAGCTTCAGGTTAGGGGGTAGCCCATGGCGCGTCTCCAGTCCTTCCGAGCCCAGGTTGATCTCGCCAAATCCCGCCTCCTCGGCGAGACCCGTCGTCAGATGCTGGTGCAGGCGGCCCGTGAAGCGCATGCCGAGGCCTCAGCCATCAACACCCGCGCGCTGGGCCATCCCGTCGAGAGCGTCACCATCGTGGACGGGCGCCGCGGCGCGCCGGTGGAGAGCGTGAAGGCCGGCGGCGTCGTGGTCCACCTGTTCGCCGTCCATCAGGCGGCCGTGGAGTTCACGGCGGACACCCTGGCCCGGCATTCCCCGATCGACACCGGCCAGTATGCGGACAGCCATCGGCTGCTCATCAACGGCGAGCAGGTCGAATGGGGCGTGACCGTCGGTGTCGATGATGTGGCGACCTTCGTGAACCTGCTGCCCTACTCGCGGCGGCTGGAGCAGGGATGGTCCAATCAGGCGCCCGATGGGATCTATGAGGTCACGTCGGAGATCGTGCGCGCCCGCTTCGGCAACATCGTCAATGTCCGGTTCGGCTACCGGCATTTCGTCGGACACGAGGCCGGCAAGCACCGCCCGACCGAAGCCGGTAAGCAGCGCGCTTCCAGCTTTCCCTACATCGAGCTGTCGCCCAAGGGCACGAGGAGCCGCCGATGAGCAGCTTGGCCGTGAAGACCGCCGTGCGCGGCCGGCTCACCGCCCTGTGGGACCCGGTCGACGCCACGATCCGGGAACCGAACCGGAGCTTCGACCCGCAGGGGCGGCCCTGGATTGACATCCGTTTCCCCGGGGCGGCTATCGATCGCGCGGATATCGGCGATGCCGAGAACTCGCTGTGGGATGAGGTCGGCGCCTTCATGGTCGACGTCTACATCCCGGCTGGCGACGGTCCGGATCTGGCGGACGCCCTGGCCGAAGCGGCGGCAGCGATCTTCCAGGGGCAGGAGTTCGACGGCGTCGAGTGCCGCAACCGACTGGCCGGCCAGTCCGGAGAGCGCGCCCCGGAGGGCATGCAGAGCGCCTGGTGGGGCGTCAGCTTCGGCATCGGCTACCGGTACCAGTCCATCGGCAGTCCGTAGACGGCTGCCGCGCATCAATCCCAACGGGCTCGCTTCGGCGGGCCTTTTTCTTTGAGGAGAGAAGGCCATGCCGACCACCGGCTATCAGGCCGGCGCCGACAGCAACGATCTGGAGCTGTCCTACGCCGCGGAAACGACCTGGGGCACGTCGCCGACGGGTGCGTATCAGAAATTTCGCGTGAATTCGGAGGGCTTCTCCGAGAGCAAGAACCGCACCCGCCCGCCGGAAATCCGGTCCGACGGGCAGGCCGCCGCCGCCGTGACGCAGGACGTGTCCGCTTCCGGCAACATCCAGTTCGGCATCAGCTACGGCAACGTCGATGACCTCTGGGCCGGCGCGGTCAATGGTGCTTGGTCGACGGCGCTGAACATCACCGGCACCGACATCGCGTTCACCTCCACCGGCCTGTCGAGCGCCACCGCCGGCAAGTTCTCCACCATCGCCGTCGGGCAGTGGATCAAGATCGCAGGCGCCACGGCTCCGGCCAACAACGGCTTCAAGCGGGTCACCGCCGCGACCGGGACGACGGTGACGCTGGAGGGTGGCGCCACCACAGCGGCGGCCGGCGCCACGGTCACCATCACCGGCACGATGCTGCGCAACGGCACGACGTTCAACAGCTTCACCATCCAGAAGCGTCTAGGCGCTTCGCTGGGCTTCGCCTATCCCGGAACCTACTTTACGGGCGGGCAGATCAACGCGGCCCGTGGCGACTTCTTCTCCGGCACGCTCGATGCTCTCTGCCGGAGCGAGGAAAAGCAGGTCGCCGCGCTGGGCTCCGGCTTCACCGCGGCGCCGACGAACAAGGTCATGAGCGTGGTGACCCACCTCAAGTCCGTGGCCCTGGATGGCGGTGCCCTGGCGGCGAAGATCATGTCTGTGAACTCGACCTTCCAGAAGGAGGGCGCCGCGGCGCAGTACGCCGTCTCCACCTCGACCGTGGATGGCACCAAGGCGCAGGGCATGCGCAAGGGCACCCTGACCGCGAACGGCACGCTGGAGGCCTACTTCAGCGATTACGCCCTCTACGACAAGTACAAGGCCGAGGCTGAGGTCAACGTCAGCTACCGCGTCACCGACGGCGCCGGCAACACCTACATCGTCACCTATCCGGTGGTGGTGCTGGGCAAGTCCACCATCACGGCCGGCGGCGCGAACTCGGACATCATGGCGCGGTTCGAGTGGGGCGCCGACCCCGATCCGGTCACCGGCTGCACGATGCAGATCGATCGTTTCGCCGGGCCGTAAGCCGGGCGGTTGCCTATCCCTGCCGACACAGGACCCGATCCCTTCGGGGATGGGGAGCGCATGCGCGCATGGGCGGGGGTGTCGGACCCCGCCCACCCCTCATTCCTTTCCGACAGAAGGACCATCATCATGGATCTGAACGATTTCGCCGTGGACCCCGCCACCTACGAGAACGGCAAGAAGATCGAGTTCGGCGGCGGCACGCATATCTGCGTCCGCAGCGCCGGCGCCGACCGCGCGCAGAAGGTGCGCGAGCGGCTGTGGAAGCCCTACGCCTCCTGGAAGGAGGTCCCGGCGGAGATCCAGGCCAAGATCAACGCGAACTGGCTGGCTCAGGGACTGCTGACCGAGTTCGTCGGCTTCACGGTGGACGGCGAGCCCTTCAAGGTCGACCTGTCCAAGCCGGAGGATCAGAAGCGCCTCGGCGATCTGCTGGCCCAGCCGAAGTACAAGGCGTTCCGCACGAAGGTGCTGGTTATCGCCCTGGACGAGGGCAACTTCCAGGCCGCCGCCGATCAGGCCGCGGAGGGAAACTAAGGGAGTTCGCCCGCTGGACCTTCACCTGGGGCCGGCGGGCGGAGGAGATCGGCCGGGCCTGCATGGAGGACGACGAGGAGTTCCCTCCTGTCCTTCTCGATGCGCCGGACCTGAACCCCGGCCTGCGGCGGTTCTGGCGGGCCTTCTCGGACCTGTCTGGGGATCGTCCGGTGGGGGTGGGCGTCGGCGCCATCCCCATGACCGCCATGCTGGCCTACGCCAAGGACATCGACGGCGACACCGACCCGCAAGACCTCCGGCGCTTCGTCCGGTTCGTGCGGGCGATTGATGATGAGTTCCTCAAGGTCGAGGCGACCAAAGGCGGTAAGGAGCGGCCGGAGGGGTGAGGCAGGAGGGCTGGCGCCGAGATGCCCCTCCTGCCGCGCTCACCAGCGCAGGCGGCGCTCAACGCAGGCCTTGTATTCAAGGGCAAGGTTGCTCCCGATCTCCTTGAAACAGGCGTCCTCCGCGGCTTTGACGGCGCTGTTGCGAGCCATCTGTTCGCTGGCGCCAGAGAAAATCGCGGAGCCGAAAAACAGCACGACGGCGGCGATGATGATGCCGCCAGCGATCTTGAGCATGTCGTTCATGGTCCCCTCCCCAATCGTTTGGGGATGATGCCCGCACTGCGCGCATAAGTCGAATCTTCGCAAGCAAATCAACTCGGTGCCCGGCCAGTCCGCGGCGCCTTTTCTATGGGGCTCGCCATGGCTGTCGAACTCGCGCACGCGCTGGTGCATGAGGTCGTCATTGATGACCGGCAGGCGCAGAGGGGAGCCGATTCCGCCGCTCGCGCGCTGGATCGTGTTGCCGACGCCTCCGATAATGCTGCCGGCGCCGCGCAGCGTACCCGCACCGGCCTGCTCCAGCTCGATGATGCGACCGCCAAGTTCACCCGCGGTCAAGAAAGCGCATGGCGGGCTCTGGACCGCTGGAAGTCGCGGACCGATGATGCCTACCGCGCGAACAAGACGCTGGAGTCTGCGACGCGCGATCTCGATCGGGCGATAGCTCAAGGGATCAGCACTGAGGCCGAGAAGATCCAAGTCTTGGATCGGCTCCGCCAGCAGACCACCCGGTACGCGGCAGCCAACGAAAACGCCGCCCGTTCGACCAAGCTGGCCGCCCACGAGGTGACCAATCTCAGCTACCAGATCCAGGACGCCGCCGTGCAGCTGGCCGGCGGACAGAACCCGTTCCTGATCCTGATGCAGCAGGGGCCGCAGGCGACAGGCGCGGTCGGTGGCGTCGGGCGGGCAATCTCTCTCCTGGCGAGTCCGACCGGTCTCGCCATCGCCGCTATCGGCGGGTTGGTTGCTGCGTTTGCCCTCGTAGAACGTCACGCGGCCGCGCTGCGCGAGGTCGAGACATCCGTCACCTTGATGGGCGGTGCCATTGGCCGCTCCGCCGACGGAATGGAGGCCCTTGCGATCCGGGCAGCTGAGGCCGGGAAGATCTCGGTCGCGTCGGCGCGCGAGCAGGAAGTGGCGTACGTCCGGGCTGGAAAGCTCGGTGCCGAGAGCATGGAGCGCCTGATCGGTCTGTCGCGCGACTATGCGGTGGCGACCAAGCAGGACGTCGACGCGGCGACCGAGGATCTCGCGCAGCTCTTCGCCGACCCGGTCGCGGGAGCCGAGAAGCTGACGGCAGCCTATGGTCTGCTTACCGGCAAAGAACTGGAGCGCATCCGCGTCCTGACCGCCACCGGGCAGGCGGAGCAGGCGAGGCTTGTGCTTGCGGACAGCTTGGCGACGCGGACCCGCGGCCTCGGCGATCAGGTCGGGACGCTTGCGGCAGCGTGGGAGAGGGTAGAACGGGCGGCATCGAACGCCATCAATGCCATCGGCGACGCCACGGCCCCCGAGACGAATGCCCAGGCCATTGCGCGGCTGGAGGAGCGGCGCCGGCAATTGATCGCGGCGCGCGGCCTTGATGCCAGTCGGCTCGACGGCGAAACCGGCGGAGTGGCAGTGCCGGAGGGCGCCGTACCGGTGGACTCTCGATACAGCGCGCCCGGCATGGGCGCATCCCGTGGGGAGCTGGCGACGACCGACGCCGAACTTGCCCAACGGTACGCGCAGCGCGGCCGTGATCGCGAGATGGCGGCCCGGGTGGGCGACTGGCAGGGCCAGGTCAAGAACAGCGCGGCCGCCGATGAGGTCGCCCGTTCGGCGCGTCCGATGGCGACGGAGATCACGTCTCTCACGGATTCGATCACCAAGCTCGAAAGCGGCCTGAAGAACCCTGGGCTGATGGCGTTCGCCGATGACGCCGGCCGGGCCTTGGAGGGACTGAAGAACAAGCGGGCCGATTACGAGGCGGCGGCGGCCAAGGGCATCGATATCGAGACCGACAAGCGGCAGCGGCTCGCGGCGGTGGAGCAGAAGTATGCCGGACTCGTTGGCCCGGCAGCCGAGGCCCGGAAGGCGGCGGAGGTCGAGAGTATCAATCTGCTCGGCACCGCCACGACAAAGGAGGAGCGTCGGCTGGCCGTCGGCACCGCCGTGACTCAGGTGACAGCGGGGCAGGCCCGGGCGGTTGCGGAGCTGAGCTTGAGCCTCAGCGCAGGCGCCAACGCTGCCCGTCTGAACGCCGAAGCGGCGGGGCTGGGCGAAGCAGCGATGCGCCGTGCCGCCATCGAGGCGGAAGTCTATGCTCACCGGATGGACGGGACTGCGGCCGCTGTGCGGGCTGCGCGGGAGGAGCAGGAGAAGTCAGCCCGCGCGCAGATCCACAACGAGTTCGTCCGTGGCATCGACCAGCAGATCGCAGCCAACAGCCGCCTGATCGCCGCCTATGGGGTTTCCGGACAGGCCGTCAGCGAGGCCAACCGCTACAACGAGGCCTACCTTCAGACCTTGCGCGAGTATCCCGAGAGCATTCGGAACACCGCCGAGGGCGAAGATCTGTGGACGAAGGCGCTGGATCGCAACATCAACAAGCTGAAGGAGCGTGACCTTTCCCGGCTGAACAAGGACATCTCGGCCTATGCCGACGCGTTGCGTCGGGCAAAGGAAGACCTTGCGATTGATCGGGCAACGGCGGGATTGAGCGACCTTGCCGCCCTCGACTTGCGGGCTCGGTACGATGCCCTCAAGGCGATGGGCCTGACCATCGAGAAGTATGGGGAGCTTGACGCCGCCACCCGGCGGAATGTGGACATCCAGCTCGAAGGCGCGGCGGCCATCGCCCGTCAACAGCAGGAGGTCTACAACTACCGTGATGCCTGGGACACGGTGAACAGCAGCCTGGACAAGTCCTTCGAACGGCTCGGGGACTCCCTGGTCGATGCCATCGTCCAGGGCAAGGACGCCTCCATTGACTTCGGGAACCTGTGGAAGGGCATCACGGCGTCCATTCTGTCGGACCTCACCCGTCTGGCGTCGGTCGACCTGCGTCGGATGGTCGGGCTTGGTGGGAACACGCAGGGAAGCCTGCTTGACCTCTTCGGCTCCCCGGCCAACCAGAACGCCGCCAACCAGAACGGTGCCGGCCTGACCGGTCAGGCGACCGACATGGCGACCAATTGGGGGGCGGGTAAGGCGCTATCTTGGGCAGGCGACAAGCTGGGTCTGACGGGTGGGTTCGAGGCGGCGATGTCCACGCCTCTGTGGACCGGCACGTCGGGTGTAGCTCCGGGTTTCGTGGACGTCGTTGGTGCGGAAGCCATCACCAACACCGCCGCGGCGACGGGCGGCGGGGCCACGCTAGGGGGCGTCCTAGGCGCGGCTGGTGCTGGCGCCCTTGGCGGAGCCGTCGGCGGCATGATTGGCACGTCGGCGAACAGCAAGGCGGTGGGCGGCTTGTCCGGCGCGGCGCTGGGCGCCGTTGCGGCCTATGGGGCTAATCTGCTCGGACTCAGCGCCCTTGGCGGCCCCATCGGCCTCGGCATCGGGGCTGTGGTCGGCGGCATTATGGGGCTGGTCGGCACACAAAAGGCGTCTGTCGGACCCAATGCACAGGGCAACGTCGTCGTCTCTGGCGGTCGCTTCAGCGAGGGCCCCAGCGCCGCGGACAATGGTGGCGACGCCACCGGGGTCCGGCAGGCCACGGCGCAGATCGCCGCGGCCTTCAACGCGATGGCGGACGCCTACGGGCTGAAGGCGCCGGACGGCACCTACGGCCTCTTTACCGGCGGGCCAAAGGTCAAGGGCAATGGCGTCAGGACACCCGAGGAGCTGATCAAGCAACTTGTCGGCTCCCTCTCGGCTGATGGGCTGGTCGGTCGCGCTCTGGGATCGGACGTGGTGAAAGGCGCGTCCGACCTGGAGCAGATCAACTCCTACCTCGGGCTTGCCAAGCGTATCGAAACGGCAACGACGGCCCTGTCCGAGATGGACAAGTCTATCGGCGCTGTCCAGAAGGCGGCCTTCAAGGCGGCTGCGGATGGTCTGGCTCCGATGCTGGAGGAGATGAAGAAGGCCGGCGAAATCGGGGCATCGGCGGAGTACAAAGCGCTGGTGTCCGGTCAGGTCACGAACCTGCTGGACGACATCGCCAACCCGCGGACCTACACCGAGACGCAGACCGCGGTGGCAACCCTGACCGGCCAGCTTGCGGCCTGGAAATCGGTGCTGGAGCAGGTCAACCCGGAACTCGCCAAGACCATCGACACGATCCAAGAAAAGGGCTTGGAGCGCATCTACGCGGGCGTCCGGACCACCTACGCCGCGAACATGAACGAGGCGCAAGGGCTGAGCTACCGGAACAGCCTCCAGGGTGTCCGGGACTACTGGAACGCCAACGCTTTGGACATGGTCGCCGCCGGTCGGGACCCGAATGCGCTCTACGAGGCGCAGGCCAAGGCGATCATCGACGGGCTGAGCGACAGCCAGATCGATGATGTCGTGGCCTACTTCAAGGATCTCGACCCCGTGATGTCCAAGCTGGCGGACAGCCTGCGCGGCACAACCACGGCGGCCAAGGAGCGGTCCAAGGAGATGGCGTCGGCTTTGGAAGACCTGACGCTACGGGAGATGGCGGCCAAGGTGCAGCTTGGTCAGGTGTCCCAGGATGCCTACGACGCGGAGGCCCTGCGCATCAAACAGACCCGCGAGCTGGCGGAGGTCACCGATGCCGGTGTCCGATCCCGGCTGGCCGAGGTCCAGGCGCTGGAACGACAGGGGGCAGCCATGGTCAAGCTGACGGCGCAGGCAGGCAGCCTGACGGCTTGGCTCAACGACCAGAAGCTCGGCAACCTGTCCGCTCTGTCTGCCCCGGAGCAGTTGAGCGAGGCGCAGAGGCAGTTCGGGGCGGCCCTCTCGGGGTCGGACGCATCCGCCGTAACGGCGGCAGCAAGCGCGCTGCTGAGCGTAGGTCGGACGATGTACGGCACGACCGCCGACTATGCGGCCCTGTCCTCCTGGACGACCGGCAGCGTGACGGAGTACGGCAGGCGGCGAGGCCTGCCCGGCTACGCAGTCGGCACCGACAGCGCCTTGGCTGGTTGGGCGATGGTCGGTGAGGAGGGGCCGGAGCTGGTCCGCTTCCGGGGTGGGGAGCGTGTCTTCACCGCTCCGCAGACCCGGGCCATGCTCGGTGGGGACGTCACCGCCAAGCTGGAGGAGGTCCGTCGCGAACTGGTCGCGTCGCGGCAGACCAACACCCGCATGCAACACGTCATGGTGGGTGCCCTGGCGCTCATCCAACAGGCCATCGAGGCCAGCACCGATGCGCAGGCCAAGGCGGCCCTGCAAGCCAAGCTCGCCGCCTTGCTCGCTGACCAGAAGTCGGAGGCCGCCTGATGCTCGACGCCTACAGTCTCGACACCCAGCCGCTCGACAGCCTGGGTGTCGAGCTGGTGCCGTGGGTGCTGACCTCGGTCGGCACCGGGCGCGCCATCGACTATGTCTACATCGTGGATCTGTATCCGTGGCAGGGCACCAACGGCGTCTCCTATGGGGCGCCGTTGGTGCTTGATGCGGGGATGCTCGACGCGCTGCCCGGTCAGGAGGAGCAGCCGCCGGGCTCCATCGTCCCGCTCTACTTCGCCGACCGCAGCTACCTGACGGCGCCCACCGACAGCGTGGCGCCGCGCCGGCTGTACGAGGGGCGGGTGCAGGGGTTCTCGGTTGAGCGGCGGCTGCCGCTGTCGCCGACCGACAGCCGACGCGTCGCCGGCACATTCGGCCTGCTGGCCCTGCGCAACGATGACGGCGTGCTGGACAGTCTGCCGGACAGCTTCGCCGTCCAGGGCCGGCGCGTTGTGGTCAAGCGCCTCATCCGTGGCCAAGACCTGTCCGAGGCCGTGCCGGTCTTCGACGGCGTCGGTGTGGCGTGGGCGCCGGATGACGACGTGATGGGGCTGACCGTCCGCGACCGGACGGCACTGGCCGACCTCTCGTTGCTGCCGACCTATGGCGGCACCGGGGGGAAGGACGGCCCTGCGGCCTGGAAGGGAAAGGCCGTGCCCGGCGTCTTCGGCATCGCCCGTTGGGTGCCGCTGGAGTGCTACGACACCGCCTACGGCCTGTTCCGCTGCCACTTCCGCCGCATCAAAGGCGTGACAGGGCTGTGGGATAAGGGTGGCGCCTATTCCTACGTCGGCGACTACCCGACCGAGGCCGCGCTGAAGGCGGCCAGCATGATCGGTGGCCAGTACGCGACGTGCTGCGCAGAGGGGCTGGTGCGAGCCGTGCCGTCGACCGGCGGCAGCCAACCCTATCAAGGCACCGTCACCGCCGACATCGAGGGCGACGCCGAGGGCGGGTATGTCGAGACGCATGCCGAGATCGCGGCGCGCTTGCTGGAGATCGGCGGCCTGGGCGGCGTCGTTGCCGGCGGGACGGTGACCAGCCACGCCGCTTACCTGCCGGGGGCCTGCGGCTTTGCATGGACATCGCAGACCACTGTAGGCGAGTCCGTCTCGACGGTCATGCAGTCCTGCGCGAGCTGGTGGGGCGATGACCGGACCGGGATGATCAGGCTCGGTCGATTGGAGGAATCGGGCGTGCCGGATCTGGAGCTGGTGCCCGGCGCCGGGCTGCTAGACGTGACGCCCAGCACCTTGCCGGCCAGCATCGCCCCGGCTGTCTGGCGCTCTGCCGTCAACTACCGGCGGTGCTACTCGGTCATCAGCCGGGACGCGATCCTGGTCACCGCTGATGAAGCGACCAAGGCTTTCGCAGAGCGGGAATATCGGGAGGCGCCGCCGTCGGCAAACAGCCTGATCCTGTCCCGCTATCCCACGGCGCCGGAGCTGACGCTCAACAGCGGTTTCGACAATCCCGGCCCAGCCTCCGACCTCGCCAGCTACCTGCAAGCCCTCTACGCCCGGTCGCGCGGCGCCTGGGCACTCAAGGTGCCGCTGGTCGTGGCTGCCTCCCTCTGGCTCGGTCGGTCGCTCCGCGTGACGTGGCCGCGTCACGGCTTGGCGCAGGGCCGCGATGTCCGCGTCGTCGCCCTCCCGGAAGACGTCGGCGACCGCATCGCAACCATCATCGTCTGGGGATGACCCATGGCCAACGCACTCTTCGGGTTCGGCAATCTGATCGATCTGCCGACCACCGTCCTCTCGTGTGGATCGCAGCGGTCCAACCTGCCGGTCAGCAACCTTGCAGACCCCGATCCGCAGCGACCTTGGGTAACCGCCGGCACCACGCGGGATTGGGCGGCGGCCGATTTCGGCACGGCGCAGCCGATCCGTCTGCTGGGCCTGTTCGGCGCGCTGCTGACCAGCTCCGCGCTGGTGCGGTGGCGCGTCGGCAACAGCACGCCGCTTGCGGAGGCGGTGCCGATCCTGGATTGCGATTTCACCGCCGGGGGGCTGGACCCGCGCATCAGCTTCAGCCGCGCCGGCACGGCAACCTATCTGGCGGCCGACGGCCTGCTGAAGACCGCGGCCGTCAACGTGCCGCGCTTCGCCTACCGCTACGACGCGGCGACCAGCGCCATGGTCGCGCTCGGTCTGCAGCTGGAGCCGGTGGGCGCCAATCTGGTGCCGTGGTCGCAGGATCTCGACAAGTGGGGCGATCCGCTCGGCAACACCACGGTGACCGTCAACGTCGCAACCGCGCCGGACGGCACGCTGACCGCCGACCGGCTGGCGTCCGCGGTCACCGGCGCCGATCGCCTGCGCCGCTGGAACGTCGCCATCCCCAACGACACTCTGTCCCGTGTGCTGTCGGTCTGGGGCCATGTCGATGCCGGGCGCTATTTGAACGTCGGGATCGCCTACAACACCGGCGGCACATCCAAGCTGTCCCTGGCCACCGCCGATTTCCAGACCGGGACCGTCGTCCTGTCGCAGGGGGTCAACGAGGGGATCGGGATCGAGCCCTGGCCGGGCGGCTGGTACCGCGTCTGGGTGCCGCTGGCCAACAACGGTACGGGCAACACCGTTGCGACGCTCGACCTGCGCCCGTTCAATCACCCGAACGCAGGTCAGGCGGCCGGTGCGGTGCTGGTCTGGGGCGTGCAGTACGAGCCCGGGACGGTTCCCGGATCGGCGGTGCCGACAAACGGGACCGCCGCCACCCGCGCCGCCGATGTCGCCACCCTGGCCCTGGCCAGCGTGCCCGGCTGGAACCCGGCCGCCTGCACGCTGGTCTGCGAGTTCAATCCGCCGGGGCGGCCCGCCAACCCGGCGAGCAACGGCGGCCCGGTGCAGATCGATCGCGGCGACAACGGGCGCCGGCTGCAGCTGCGCCTGTCTGACGGCGTGGGGCTGCGCGGCCTGGTGCAGATGGACGGCGACACCTATTGGGCGGGAAGCTACGCCTTCACCGCTGGGGAGCGCGTCGTGGCGGCCTTGGCGGTCGCCAACGGAGACGCCGCCCTGGCCGCCGCCGGGACGCTCTGGGGCACGGTCGCCGCGCCGGTCCTGTCGGGTCTCAACCGCCTGTGGCTGGGGTCTGAGGACTACAGCGGCACCATCGCCCGTGTCACGCTGTACGCGCAGCGCCTGACCAACGCGCAGGCGGTGGCGCGGACCGGCCCCGACCGCACCACGGCGGTGGGCGACGTCTACGACAGCGGGTGGGTGGCGGCCGGCGTCGCTCCGGGATACTGGGCAACGCTGCGCCTACTCGACGCGCCGGTGGTCGGACGGTATGCGCGGGTGGACATCAGCGACCCGGCCAGGGCCACGCAGACGGTTAACGGCCAGGCGCCGGGGGACCTGATCACTGGCCGCTTGTGGGCCTCTGGCGTCATCCAGCCCATGCGAAACATCAGTTACCCGATCAAGGAGCGCCCCGTGCCGATGGACACCAAGCAGCGCGGGAAACGCTCCGGCGCCGTGTCGGTGGACCCCGGCGCAACCTACCGGGAGATCAGCTTCGGCTATGAGGCGCTTGGGCAGGAGGATGCGCGGGGCCCCTTCAAGGAGTTCCTGCGTCGCATCGGCGTCCGCGAGCAGATCGTCTTCATCCCGGAGCCGGGCGGCGCCTACCAGTCCACCGAAGCCATCCTCGGCCGGCAGGCGGAGTCCACGCCGCTGACCTGGGCGCAGTTCGCACAATGGTCGCACAGCATGACCATCGAAGAAGACCCGGCGCTCGGCGCCTGATACCTCACGGAGACCTCAGACATGTCGCTCGGCAGCCGTGTCCGGCAGTCCATCCAGGGCGCCGGCCCCACCTCCTTTGCGCTGGTCGACGATGCGTCGGCGACGCAGAGCCGTACCATCGTCACGGCCTACGGGTCCGGACCAACCCGCGCCGGCATCTTCACCATCATCGATCAGGCCGCAGCGCAATGGGCGGTGGTGGAGGGCTACGCGACCGCTGGCAGTGGCGACACCTTCACCGTGACGAGGACGATCCGCAACAGCCAGGGCAACGCCAACAACCTGACCTGGAGCACCACCAACGCCAAGACGATCTTCGTCGGGGACTGCGCCGACCTGCTGGCGCTGCAGTGCCAATGCCCGGTGTCCACCGGCAGCGCGTGGGCGTACGCGATCGCGCTGACGCCGGCGCCGCTGGCCCTGGTGACCAACAGTCTGATCCGCTTCTACGCCCACGCCGCCAACGCCGGCGCCTGCACCCTGGCGGTCAACGGCTTGCCGGCGTGGCCGATCCGGCGGGCGGACGGCGCCGCCCTGGTGGCCGGGCAGCTGGCGCAAGGCATCGTGGAGGTGCTGGCCGACCCCGCCAACAGCCGGTTCCTGCTGGTCAGCGCGCCGGGCCTGCCCGCGTCGTCCTGGGCGTTTGTGGGCCTGAACCCCGGAATGCACCGCGACCCCACCGGGCAAATTGTGAAGTGGGGCACCGCGCAAACCAACAGCAGCGGCTACGCCACGGTCACCTTCCAGGAGGCTTTCCCGGTGGAACAGCTGCACAACGGGGCAACCCTCTTCACGCTGACCGCAGTGCCGTCCGCCTTCATCATTGGGTCGGACGGGGGCAGTCAAACGCAACTGACGGTGACCGCCACCACCACGTCCGGCGCACCCGTCGCCGTCAACGTCAAGTGGATGGCGATCGGAAAATGATGGAGGGCACCATGCACATGCTCTATTCCGCGTCGTCGCGGGGGTTCTACCGGCCCGACCGCGACTATCAGAACCTGCCCGCTGATCTGGTGGAAGTCGCGCGCGACGACTACGAGGCCCTGTTCGCCGGGCAGGCCGCGGGGGCCGAAATCGTGCCGGACGAATCCGGGCGCCCGGTCCTGGCCTTCCCGCCGCCGCCGACGCTGGCCGAGCGGCGGGCGACGGTGGCCGCCGCGGTGGACGCCCTGCGCGACCGGCACATGGATGAGGGCGCCGAACACGGTGGGAAGCGCTTCGCCCTGGACGGCACCAGCCGCACCGATTTGGCGGGCATGGCGACCACGGCGGCGCTTGTGCAGCTGGGCGCGCTGGAGTGGCCGGCGGACTACGCCACGGGGTGGATCGCGCTGGACAACAGCCGGCTGCCGCTGCCGACGCCGCAAGACGGCATCGCCCTGGCCGCCGCGGTCGCCGCCCGCTACGCCGCGCTGGTCCAGGCGGCGCGCACCATCAAGGATGCGGTGGTGGCCAGCGATGACCCGGAAACCATCGACATCGCCGCGGGCTGGCCGGCCTGATCCCCTAACCTGCGACAACACTCCAGCCCAATCCCACCGACCCGGCGCCGACAAGGCGCCTTTTTCATGCCCGCGCCCCGGGCTGCAGGAGACCACCATGAAGCTGCCCCACGTCGTCGCTCTGGCCGCTGTCGGCACCGGCCTTCCCGCCGCGGTCGCCCTGGCCGATGACCCCACCGTCAACGGTCTCATCGGCTCCACCATCCAGGCCCTGACCGGCGCCCATCCGTCCGTCCAGGCCGCCGCGATCCTGTCCGCCGCCGGCCTGCTGGGCTGGCGGATGTGGCTACAGCGCCCGCAGCCGGAGATCGGCGCCCACTCCATGGACGAGATGTACGCGCTGTTGAACAGCGTGTCGGAGCGGGTCGACGGCCTGACGCAACGCCTCGACACCCACATCGATCAGCACGACCGCCGGGCGGCGTGACCATGCCGGAACCGCCCCTGCAACCCGACGCCCAGCAGGTCGCCGCCCAGGCCCTGGCCGATTGCGGTGGCAACGAGGCCGCCGCGCGCCTGCTGCTGGCGCACCTCCTCATCAACGCGCGCCGGGGCACGTGTCCCGGCTTCCTGCGGCTGGGTGCGAACGCCACGACCCGCTGAACCTCCCCTCTGTCGGGGCTCGGCGCGCTGGCAAAAAGAATGGCGGCCCCAGAGAGCCGCCGAGGTTCAGCTAATCCCCTGCCCTGGAAGGCAGATGGAGCAACGCTAAACGGGGCGGCTCTTTAAAACAATTCCAATGAGGAAGTAACTCATGACCACCACGCCCGCCGGCGCGGCGATCCCGCGCGAGATCCACGACGATGCCTTGGCCCTCGTCCGCCATTTCGAGGGGCTGTACCTGAAAGCCTACCTGTGCCCGGCTGGCGTCCCCACCATCGGCTACGGCCACACCGCTGGGGTTCGGATGGGCCAGACCATCACGTCCCTACAGGCCGAGGTCTTCCTGCGCGCCGACATGGCCGAGGCCGCTCTGGACGTCGACAAGCTGGTCAAGGTGCCGCTGACCGATCGGCAGCGCGGCGCCCTGGCCTCCTTCGTGTTCAACCTGGGGGCCGGTGCGCTGGGCAGCTCGACGCTGCTCCGCGTGCTGAACCAGGGCGACTACGCCGGGGCGGCGGCCGAGTTTCCGAAGTGGGTCTACGCCACGGTCGACGGCGTCAAGACGCGGCTTCCGGGTCTGAAGAAGCGCCGGGCTGCGGAGAAGGCGCTGTTCGAGGCCGGATGATCGAGGAGAGGCTTTTGCCGGCAAATACCGGCGCCGTGCGCCCTCCTCCGGAGGCTGTTGGTCGAGTTGATCCCTGCCGGTCCGCACTGAAGCGAGTGCGGACCGGGCCGCCGTTGGTCACAAACTATTTAGATTTCCTCCGCACACTCGCGCCGATGGCGCTCTGTGGCGAGCGCTCTCTGAAAATGCGCATACGTACTCACCGGGGGAAATTAATGATCCGTCCTCTCGCCGCGCTCATCGCGCTTCTGGGAACATCTGCCTGCGCCTCGATTACTGCAGGTACAACCCAATCCGTGGAGGTCAATACGCCTCCGAAGGGTGGGGCCGAATGCAAGCTGGCGAACGAGAAGGGGTCGTGGACGGTGCCGAAGACGCCCGGCTCCACCACCGTCACCAAGGCTTACGGTGACCTTACCGTGTCGTGCCAGCATCCAGACGGATCGAAGGGCTCGTCTGCTGTTCAATCCTCCACGGCGGGCGCGGCATTCGGCAACATCCTTGCCGGTGGCATAATCGGAGCAGCGGTCGATATGGGATCTGGAGCAGCTTACGTTTACCCGTCATCCGTCAGCGTGGCTATGACCCCGCCGGAGCAGCCTGTCGCGCCAACTCCCGATCCGGTTGCCCTCCAGCCAGCCCGACTCGCCAAAGACGATGCGGAACGCATGCTGCGGGATCTGGCCGACCTGAAGGCCAAGAAACTCATCACTGAAGCCGACTACCGTGAGCGCTCGCAGGTGATCCTGGCGAAGATGTGA